CGGGCAGTGGTAGAACGGGTGCTCCGGCATGTCGATCATTGGCCAGTCTTTCGGCCAATTGCCGGGATTTGGGTCGTCGTAGTCCAGAACCAGGTATCCGGCCGTGGGGATGCCGATGTTGAACCAGGGGCAGTGTGTCCACCATTTGCGGACCTGGTCGAGGTCCGTCGTGGCGTCTTTGAAGCCGTGACCGGTGGCTGGCTGCTTCGACATCGGCGCGCACGGGAAGACGGGGAATCCAAGCTCGGCGTACTCGAGCGCGGCGAGGAGCAGTCCGTCGTTGTGGAGTTTGACTGGCTTCAGATGATCATCGCCCATTTTCGAGCTTCCTCGCATAGTCAGCAATGAGTAGGGCGTCAGCAATGGCGTGCGTGATCTTGACCTCTGGAAACAGCTGCTGAGCCCGTCGGTAGCTGATTTTTTTGTCACCCCTGGTGAGGCAGCCCTGTTTGCGCTGCCACACCCCTGGTGCCACCTCTGAGAATGAGAAGCCGTGGGCGACGAGCATCCCACGGCAGAATCCGTACTGCTGCCCGAACGTGAACGTCGATTTCACGCCCTGCTTGGGCATAGAGTGGACCCGCTCGATGACTGCGTGGAAAACAGAATCGATTGCCAGGAACCAGGCGTTGATGTCGTGTTCGGTCTCCGTGAACCTGATCGTCGAGAGGACTTCGCCGTGTTCAGTCAGCCAGGCGGCTCCTCCGGATTTTCCGGGGTCAATGCCAAGATACTGTCTCTCCATTTGTCTACTGCGACCTCCACTTGCTCTTCATCCCAGTCATTCGAGCAGTACCACTCGACGGCCTGCCATACATCGGCCATCTCGACTTGAATCTCCTCGATCAGGTGGATCATGTGCAGAACAACCGCCGTCCTGGTCGAGGCGTCCTTGAAGCCCATCTTCTCCAGCTGTTCTTTCATCTTGATCAGCTCGCCCTCAGCCTCGACCAGACGGTGGGCTTCTTTGATGAACAGGTAGTCGAATGATCCGCCGCTCATTTCTTCTTCTCCTGCTTTCCTCTCAAGCGTTTGGCTACTTTTGCGACGAGAGCCTCACGGATAATGGCGCGTAGGGCGCCCATGCGGCCGTTCTCCAGCTCGATCACAACTGGATCTTCAACGTCGTCGATTCCAGACTCCAGCATTCTTTCGGCAAGCTCTCCTATGATGATCGGATCGGCAGTGACTGTGATCAGCTCTGCGGATGCCACGGTGCCACCACGGTAGATTGCCATGAAGGTCTTTGCTTTGCCTGTCTTCATGGTCTCCTCAGTATTTCCGGGCACTCGCTGGTGCCGCCTTCCTTCTGGAGCTTCGTGTGGCACTGTCGGCACAGCCAGCCACGGTGCTCTTCAGAGTAGGAAAAGTTGTCGTAGAATCTGAGCCCGCTCTCGATCCAGCGCGTGGTGACGCAGACTTTTCGTTTCATGCACACGCAGCAGGTGGCTTGTTCAGGCTTCTTTGGCACAGTCGTTCATCAGCTCCTCGTAGTCCCATTGTTTCCCCAGGCACCAGTGGATGTTTACCGGTGCACCTTCAGTCCGGATCAGTTGGCGGTTTTCTCTCACCATGTACATTGGGATGAAGGCGTTCCCCTCGACGAAGTCGATCCCGTACTGTGTCGGACGCCACAGTCCTGAGTAGTTTCTTCTGGGGTCGTCTTCGTTCGGGCACTGCTCTGCCAGCCCGAAATACTTACACTTGCCCATGTCGTGATACTTCGGAATGATCTTCAGGACATGGTCATCGACGTGGTACCACCGTGGCTCTTTCTTGTAGAGTCGCACGAGGGCCACCAGGCAAGCGGCGTAGCCGGCGTACAGCGGATGTTTGTACCTCTTGACGTCCTGATCGCAGCACGGACAGATCTTGGCCAGCATCCTGTTTGCCTCGATCCAGTCCCTTCCCCCCTGGATCGTGGTGATCTCTATCGGGCAGTAGTGCTTCCTCTTCTTCTTCCTCTTCCTCTTTTTCTTTGCCATCAGAACGGCACCTCTATGTCCTCTTCCGGTTTCTTCAGGTTGGCGTTGATGTCGCTCAGCAGCTCTCCTGTGTTGAGGCGGAACTCGTACTCTTCGATCCGGTCGAACTCCTTGCGGCTGCGGGCGTACTTCACTTTGATCTTGGCCGGCTCGCGTATGCCGTGGTCCTGGATGTAGTGAACAGCTTCCAGCGCTGTCCGTGGCATGTCGTCCTGGGTGCGCTTCTTCCACCATCTCATCGCCTTCAGCCAGGCGAACTCCCCGACGGGGTGGCCGATACAGACCCACTCGCTGATCGACAGGATATGGGAGATGCGGTAGTCGATGCGCAGCGTGTGTGGGGCGTCGGGATGGCCGCGCTTGGGCCAGTCCTCGTAGCTGACGGCTTCGACGTCTTCCCACGCTATGACGGGCGGCCGGTCCATGATGTCGAGGTCTGAGGCATGTGTCTCTATCTCGACCTCGCGTGCCGGGAATTCCCAGCCGCACTCCGGGCAGAACGCGAATCCGGCGTGCACCAGCGTGCTGCACTGCTCGCATTCTTTCACAGGCGTCGTCGAGACTTCCTGGTCACCACGTTTGTTCTTCGTGACCCTGATCTCGTCGATCGGCCCGTGGCGATAGACGTTGTCGCCGTAGTCGAGGATCATGCAGTTCTCTTTGCCCGGAGCGACCCGGAAGCCACGCCCGACCATTTGCACGTAGAGGCCGACGGACCTCGTGGGTCGCAGGAGAACGATCGTGTCGATGTCGGGAACGTCGAGCCCCTCGGTGAAGACGCCGACGTTGACGATGTACTTCACCAGCCCATGTCTGAAGTGTTCGAGCCGTCTCGCTCGATCGTCGCTACCGGTGTCGCCCAGAATTACGTTAACCTTATGGGTGTAGTGTAATATCTCGGCCTCGACCGCGCGGGCGTGAGCTACGCCGGAGCAGAAGATGAGAGCCTTCTTCCTCCCAGCGGTCAGCTGCATGATCTCTTTGACGGACTCCTGGACGAGCAGAGTCTTGTTCGCCGCTAACTCCAGCTCTCCAAGGTTGAACTCGCCGGCCACCGTGCTGATGCCTTCGACGTCGATCTGCCCGCCTTTCACTCCCTGCCGGGAGATCAGGCGGGTGAGGAAGCCCTCGTTCACCAGCGGGACGATTGGCGCGTCGTAGACGACCTCGTTCAGGATTCCGGCCTCAGTGCAGATCATTCCGGTCTTCATGCGGAACGGGGTGGCAGTGAAGCCGATCACCCGCTGCTCCGGGTTGATCGACGAGGAGACGTCGAGGAACGTCCGGTACATCCCCTCGCCCTCTGCTGGGATCAGGTGGGCCTCGTCCACGATGACGAGATCGAATTTGCCCAGCTCTTCTGCCCGCATGTAGACCGATTGGATGCCAGCGAAGATGACGTCCGCTTCTGTCTCGCGTTTCTTCAGGCCGGCAGAGTAGATGCCGTACTTCAGATCCGGCGCGAAGTATTGGAGCTTCTCGGCGTTCTGCTCCAGAAGCTCTTTCCGATGTGCCAGGCAGAGGACACGACCGCCCCATTTCGTGACGGCGTCGCTGGCAATGGCAGCGATCGTTGGTGACTTGCCGGCGCCCGTTGGCATAACGACACAAGGGTTCGTTGAGTGTTCACGGAGATGGGCATACACGGCGACGCGCGCCGCGTCTTGGTACCAACGAAGCTGCATCTCGACTCCTCGGGGGCGTAAGAGCCGTGCGACTGGCCCAACTGTAGAAAAGAAGTGAAGAGAACAGGCTCTCAGAGGAAAGCGTGTGATGTCAGCCGCACAGCTGGTTTAGGGTATCACTTTTTCCACGGCGGCGACAGAGATGCTGACTGAACCGGCTCACTGGCCACGGTGGCGGCCACCTCCGGTGGCTCGAGCTTGGCGGGGTTCATGGCGGCTCCGCCGCGCGACTCGTACTTCTTGATCCGGTCCCAGTCGCCATCCGTCTTGACGTGGATCACCATCGGAATGTTGTGCAGCTGTACGCTGTCGGTGGGTCGGATACCACCACATGCGGTACAGATGTTCTTCAGCTCCGACCGTGAGATGCGGACGGTCTGCTGGCTTGGGTTCTGTAGGTTAAGCCGGGTCCATATCTTCCGATTCTTCATGGGTCCGTCGATGATGGTGAACGTCAGTGCCAGGTGTGTTCCTTCTGTTTTCTTGTTTTTTACCTCCTTTGATTCTGTGATGATTGCGTTATACGGACCCTCGGGGATGCTCCCGAATCCCGTGTACTCTTCATTCGGGTCGTACCCGTGTAGGCTTGGCACTGTTCTTTCCCTTCTTCAGGCATTTGGCGTAACTTACCCAGTCAAACGTCATCTCGTGTGGCATCTCGAGCCGTGACTTTGCGACGAAGGCGGCGCGCTCTTCAGTCCTGAGCACTCTCTCTTCTCCGCCGAGCCCGCGCGCTCGCTCCTGGCCGAATCCTTTGTCGTCGGATACGGTGTAGACCCGTTGCGATGCGAACAGCACCTCGTCGCACCACTGGCACAACAGCTGGTTGGCGCCTTTGTGAATCCGGGGAGTGTACCGGTCGTACGGTTCAGTCTCCGGGTTGTCGTACTTCTCCGTCGCCGCATGCGCGAGGAGCCAGATCGACAGGCCACGCTTCTCTCGCAGGGCGTCGAAAGCGACTGTGATCTCATTCCATTTCGAGAGGGCTTGTGAGTATCCTTTTCCGAATCCGAAATCGCCGATCGACTCTTTGCCGCCGGTTTCGCATACCTCCTTCCAGATCATGCGCTCGAGGAAGTCGATCGTGTCGACCACGAGCGCCTTGTACTTGTGCTTCTCGGTGTAGAGTTCAGTGATCCATGCCATGAACTCTCCGGTGTCGTTGACCTTCGGGGAGGCTTGACACTCGATGTCATTCAGGCCATCCTCGATGTCGAGTATCAGATGGTCGGGTATCGACGCGGCGAACGTCGACTTCCCGACTCCATGAGTGCCGTACA